AGGTCGAGGGAGCTGCCACCTTAGCTCGTCCTGAAGCATCTCTATGGACTAACTTATTGGCAGTGGCAGCACTGGTTGAGCCGTGAACTCCTGCAGCAGATGCTGCTTCATGATTAGCCAGGGCGGCCTCAGAGGCAAAGTCAGGGTCGTGTTTCTCGTTGCCGTGTTCAACCGGTGGCTGGGGCTGAGTATGAGTCTCGCTGGTGCGATGGGTCTCTACCAGGGAAGCGGCGACACCCTCCTCTTCGAAGTCAGGGTCGTGATACTCGTTGTCGTGGACCTCCATGCCTCCGCCAGGCGTGCCCCCGGGCCAGGTGGCGATGACGCAGGCGTCCCTGGGATTGCCCCCGGGAATGGCCAGGATGACATAGTTGCCGATGACCAGGGCCGACGATGGGATGTTTTTGGCCACGCTGATGTCATCGAAGTAGGTCGTGAGGGAGCCTGCGAGCTGGACGCCCGCCTTGTAGGTACCGCTGTCGAAGTTTTTGAGGATGCCGACTTCAATCATTTTGCAGTAGTCAGTAGTCAGTAGTCAGAATCCAGAATCTTTGCGTCACTTTGCGTCTAGTCTTCCGTGTAGAGCTGGTGAGGGATGACTTTAGAGCTGCGGGAGACGGCTTTGAGCTTCTTGTCGTAGCGGTCGAGGCGTTCCTTGCCCCAGGCCTTGAAGTTGATGGTGGCGTGGCGGCCGGCAATGCTGGCCCTGTCTACTGTGTAGGCCGAGGCCGACATGGCCAGGTAACCGGTGGCGCCCAGGACGATGATCTCGTCATGCTCGGTTGGTATGGTGGAGGTCTCGGCGGTGAGGGTGTGCTTCTTAAGCCACCTCACCCGGGCGTCCTCTCCGTCCCCTTCATCCTCCATATAAAGGTGGCCGGCCCAATACTCGGTGCGCTGGAAGTATTTGGGCTTGTAACCGATAGGGAACTCGACCGACTCGATTTCGAGCAAGCCTGACAGGGAAGAGATATCGAGTTCGGTATCGCCGTCGGTGGTAGCGATGTCGTCCTGCTGCTCAATGGGGGCATGAAGGGAGTACTCCGTGACTACCCTGTCGATGGCGCCGTCGACCTCGTCGTCCGTCCAGCGGTAGTTCTCGGAATCCGTGTCCTGGAGGTCCTCCCGGACCCGGGCTCTCATTTCGGTTAAGTTCATCGCTTCACCTCACGGGGTGGGTTCGGGGCTACACTCCTGGCAATGAGGAGCATAGCCAGCAGGCGTTTTTGGGGAGGAGGAGGCTCGACTTTCCCCCTCCCACCTAAACCCGTAATGAGGCGAGTCTGGCATGCTCGGGCAATCCTCTCTTCCCGGGGAGGGAGGGTGAGCCTCCCTCTCCGGTGTAGAAAGGAGGTATGAAGATAGCGTGCCAGGGGGATTGGCCAGAGCCGACCTCGTGGGTTGGTAATCCTGCCTGGCACAGTCATTAGTCTCTCACTCCTGTGAGCATGGCGCACTTAACGATGGAAAAGTTGGCCAGGGATACATACCACTTGACCCTGGTCCGGGCAGCGTCCTTGGTCTCCAGGGAGCCGAGGCGCTCGACCTGAATCACCTCGGGGCTGGTAAGGCCGCAGACGGCGCCCTCTCCTATCTGGAAGGCAAAGATGGCCGAGCAATCTGCTGACGTGCCCACGGTGTAGCTGTCCTTTACCCAGTCGGAGATGGCGACGGGGATGCCGTTATAGAGCTCGACGAACTCGCCGAGCTTGCCCTGTCCGACCTGCAGGTTGGATCCAGCAGCTCTGGCCAGCGCAGCGATCTTCCGGCGGGACCGGCGGCTCATTAAGAGCAGGTCGGGCTTGCCGCCTCTCACCAGGTCAATGAGCGAGTCCAGCTTGCCGAGGGCCAGGGTAGCGCCGTTGACGGCCATGCCAAGGTGGTTGCCGTAGCGGCAGGTCCAGGTGACCTGGTCGTCAACCACGGTCGCGCCCTCGGTGGTGGGCCAGGTGGGCTCAGTGGTGGCGTGGGTCTTCTTATCGCCTGCTGCTGCGGTGCACTCGTACCGGAAGCCGTTCTCCTTGCCGGCCGTGGGGACGACGATGTCGCCCACATCCATAGCGGTATCGGCCGTCCAGGCGGTGCCCTTCATGGTCTTGTAGAGTCCGTCGGGCTGGTTGGCGTCCACGCCCGAGTCGCCGTTCAGGAAGGTGTTCTCGAACTCGTTCCTGAGGGCCTTGGCCTTCAGCTCGATGACGGCTGCCTCGAGGTCCTGGATATTACTCCTGGTGGACTTGAGGAAGTTGTCGACATCGGCGTCTCCGCCAAGGACGCAGAGGCTGGCCGAGCACTGCTCGAAAGCCGGCTCGGACTGAGTCCAGGTGCCGGTCACCGGGGCGTACCAGCCTACGGTGGGCAAAGTCTTCTCCCGGTTGTACTTCAGGCTATTGCCCACGATCTGGATGAAGGGCAGCTCCTGTAAGATGGGGCTGTCCTTGACGATGGTCTCGATGATTCCTTTAAGCAGGATATCAGTCGAGAGCTTACTGGCTTCTTCTAAAGATATGCTCATGTTTAGCTAGTTCCTCCTTTTTGCTGGATTCCAGCGGCGATCTTCTCCCTGGGGGTTAAGCCCTCAAGGGATATCTCGCCCCTGGTTGGTGCCCCTGCGGGAACCTTGGCCTCTTTAGCCTGGGCCTCGAGGTTGGCCCTGACGGACTCGGCGATGGTGGTAGCCTTCGCCAGCGAAGCGTCTATCTCCTCAATGGTGGCGCCGGCGATGATGTCCTGGGGGATGGTGGGATTGGCAAGCCTGGCGGCACCGAGGTACTTGGCAACGGCCTGGGCGTTGGCTTCTTTGACCTGGCTGAGCTCGGCGGCAGCCGCTTCGCTTCCCGTCTTCGCTTCGCTTAGCGAGGCCTCCAGCTCGGCGATGCGGGTGTCCTTCTCGGCCAGGGCTGCCTCAGCGGCGGCCTTAGCCTTCTTCTCCTCCTCGAGCTGGGCCTTGATGGCCTCTAAGTCCTCGGGGGTGGAAACCTCGTTGGGATTCTCCGGGGTTTCCCCAGGATTCTCTTGAGTTTCCTGAGTTTTTTCGGTTTCGTTTTCCATATATTTCTCCTATTTCTCTTGAGATTGCTTCGGCTTCGCCTCGCAATGACAAGGGGGTGAGCTTTTATTCAGGCACTTCCATCTCAAATCAATCTACTTTCATTTTTGACCCCCTTTTTCCCAATGAGCTTTAGCTCATTCCTCTCTCTCGCGCTCCGCCACGTGTGGACGATGCCCTAAACTCCTGGTTCATTTTGAGGATCCTGCCTCTCTCCTCCAGCCACCTGGTGAACTCCTCGTCGGGGTCATGGATCCCCATTTCGTCCATGGCGGTCCTCCGGCTGTGGACTCCCGTCTGGACTAAGAGCTGCTCGGTCTGGGCTTGCCTATCTATATCTTGAGGCAGGATGGGACCCCAAACCACTCTATGGTTCACTCCCTCAAAGTTCTCGTTCATATACATTTCAGCGAGCCTTAGAATCATGGCGTTTCGCTGGTGATATACATCAGTCCTGATGGTGCGTTTGCGCACCACTTTCTGAATGAGACTGCCGAGCTCAATTCTCAGAGCGGTGCCTGAGAACTCTTTCTCGATGCCTCCCCAGGCGGCCCGGGGCATCTCCGATACATCGTGCAGGGCACGGTAGAGCAAATCGATATAATCGACATGGAGCCTAACACCACCGCCTTGCAGTAAGTCCAGAAGATAAGCTTTAGCGTCCTCGGGGATGGTCCACAGGGCCCCGGGCTGGACCTTAATGTCCTCGGCCGAGGCGATGTTCTCCAGGACGGCGATGGGATTGCCTGACAGCTCCAGGATGCGGGATAGCTGGCTCAAGGCACGGTTGAGCTCCCGCTGCGGCTGGACCAGGGACGGGATATCGGAGCTGCCCCAGAACTTCTTAGGCTCACGAAGGTTGGGAAAGATAACGAAGGGAATGAAGCCGTAGGGGTTGGGCTTGGACTCGATGAGGTCGTTGTCCAGGAAGAGGTCGAAGGTCTTGGCGGACCAGACTTCGGTTATGGCGGCCTGTTTCTTGGGGATGAGGCGGGGATGAACCCCGCCACTACTATTCTTGTAGGGTCGGGGCTTGTCCCCGACCAATTGCCTCTGCTCCCCATAGAGCATCTCCACTTCTTCCCAGCTCAGTCTATATTGCGAAGCTACCCTCCAGACCCGCGAAGTGTCATCACCAAGCCACCAGGCGTAGATGCCGGAGACATCGGGGGCGGTGATACGGATACACTTCTCGTCGGTATCCCATATTACCTTGTAGCAGCCGTCTCCCAGGATGGCGGTGTCAATCTCGGTTTCGTAATCGAGCTGCTGGAGGTTGTTTTCTTCATATACCTGGCGAAGGAGTTGCTCGGCTCGCCTTACTCTGGCTTTGATTGCTTCGCTATCGCTGGCAACGTCGGCTACGGGATAACAGGCGAAGCCCAGTCCCGGCATAAGGAAGCTGGTTAGCTTGTCTATGGAGACCTTAGCGTAGTTAAAGACAAGCTGACGGTGGCGTGATGTGGTGGGCCAGTGGGCGCCCTGGTAGAAATCAAGGTTGGAGCGGTAACCGGCGAGGCGTTGGGTGTCCATGCGGTTCAGATGGGATGGGTTAAATTCAGTCATGTCTCAAGCCTCCTTTGGCTGCCCTGGGGCTAAATTCCGAATCCCGATATCTAAGTCCTAAACAATGCCAAATGACAAAATGGAGTAGTTTTGACATTTAAGCATTTGGGTTTGTTCAGTTTTTGCGTTTTGCTTTGTCATTTTGATTTTTGACTTTTGATTTTTAAATTCCAACCGCCTTCAGCCATCTCTGCACCGTTCTCGGGCTTATCTCAAATATGCGGGCAATCTCCTTAACACTTTTCCCTTCCCGCTTCAACTCCATCATCCTCTCGGCTCGCCTGCTCTTTAAGAACCTCTCCTTCCCCCAGGGCTCTTCTTTAAGGCAATCGGGAAAGGGACAGTTAAGACAAGAGGGAAAGAGCTCACAGCCCTTATCTTCGTAGGGGAATTCCTCGGGCAATAAATCCCAAAGCAATTTACTTTCCATATTCCGTTCCTCATTACCCATTCGGCGAAGCCGAATCTTAGTTTCCATGATTGAGTATAAATTAGCACTTTTGTTCTAAAAGAGCAAGGGGGTTTTGTCCCGTTCCACCCTCACCTCAATCCTCTCCCATCAAGGGAGAGGGGACAAGAGTAGACCTACGAAATAAAAGTGTAGTTGCCCAATTCATTGGGCAGGCCTGATAAATCAGGCAACTACAAAATGACTGGAAGGCGAGGATAAACCTCGCCACTACACACCTCGAAGGGAGACCACACCCCACCAGGCGGGGATGAACCCCGCCACTACACCATTATCATTGCGCGCGTAGCGAAGCAATCCCGTAGGGGCGGGGCTTGTCCCCGCCCTTTTTATACCTCGCTTTATTAGGGATATTGACAAAAGAAGGC